CAAGCGCAAGTTCCTGGCGGCGACCGGCGACAAGCCGATACGCGCCGCGGAGGTTCGCGAGGACGGTGGCAGGGTCCAGGTGTACCAGGGCATACGGCTCACACAAAAGGCTCAGACCTACGTGGACAGCCTCAACGATTCACTTATGAGAGAGGACGCGCTGTGATTATTGGGATAGGTTCTGACATTGTCAGCATAGATCACGTAGCTAACTGCTACAAAAAGCAGTCCTGGGCGTTCGTGCACAGGATCCTGGGCAAGCTCGAGCTCGACTACTTCGCGCAGATCTCCGACAACCGCGCCATGTCGGTGACCTGGCTCGCCGGTTCGCGGCGAAGGAGGCCACGCTGAAGGCGCTGGGCACGGGCATCACCCCGGAGATGGACCTGAGAGACGTCCAGATACTGAACGACTCTAAGGGCAAGCCCGAGCTGCACATAGAAAAGCCCGGCTTGTATCCGCACCGCGCGCACGTTACAATCACGGACAATCACCGCGACGTTGTCGCGTTCGTCATACTGGAGAAAACATGAACGAAATGCACCCATCTGGCATGACCCAGGAGCGCTGGGACTGGCCGTTCAAAACAGACGAGGAGCGCAAGCTCGTCGTGAAGTACTACAAGAAGCAGGGCAAGGCAGACCCGGTCCAAGAGTACGGGGAGGCGCCGCTATGAGCATCGTGGGACGAATCGGGAAGTGGACATCAAGGGCCGCGATCGAGGAGGCGCTTCAGCACGTTGGCGACGAGGACCCGGTCATCATCGTCAGCATCAGCAGATCCGACAAGCAGATGCGATACTGGACCGCGAACAGCACCAACATGGAGGCCAACTGGATGGCTGACAACATCAAGGACGACGTCATGGGAGGGCGGCTATGAGCAAGGCAGAGGACTATGATGAGGACGACGACATTCAAGTTTACAAAGTATCGCGGCCTAACGTGTCCTACACCGGAAACGGGACCTTCGGGAAGTTAAAGCCAGACCACATAGACCATCCAGCAAGGCATTGGGATAGAACCTGCCCTGCTTGTGTTTATGAGAGCGACATATCGCAAAAACGTGTCGATGAAACGGCAAAACGTAAACATGAGTGGGTTGGGCTGACGGATGATGAGATTTACGGCTACGCCGATAAGTTTTTGTACCAGCACGGGAGTAATTATGGAATCAAGTCTTTCGGTAAAGCCATTGAAGCCAAACTCAAGGAGAAGAACACATGACAGACCGTGAACTAATGCAGATGGCGTTGGAATTTATTGAAAACCAAAACATAGGTTCTTCCTTTTGGTTGATTCCAGGTAGCAAACTAAACAAAACAACCAAAGCCCTGCGTGACCGACTAGCGCAACCTGAACCGGAGCCTGTGGCGATTGGTGAAGAATGGAAGCCATGTGTAAAGTTGCCAATTGTTGTTCATGTACGAGAACAGCGCAAAGGCGAAACCCATGTAAGTACACGGGAAGGCATCACGCCAGTCAAAGAAGATGACCTAATCATGCGTGGTGTGGCTGGTGAGGAATACCCAATTGGTCGTGAATTATTTAATAGCACCTATACCTTTGACACCGCACCTGTACACACTATCGACATATCGCAAAAACGTGTCGATGAAACGGCAAAACGTAAACATGAGTGGGTTGGGCTGACGGATGAGGAAATTAACAGATGCTACGCAGATACAGTAGATGAGTTCCAGTTTTATCAAGCCATCGAAGCCAAACTAAAGGAGAAGAACACATGAACAAGATTACTGTCGTGTGCCACAAAGACCATTCGCATGGCTACGAAGATTTTGAAGGTAAGTGCTTGTTGTGCGTGGTTGATGACCTTATTCTTGAGATCGGAAACTTGATGATTAAAAAGCGCGTGGCAGAGAAGCGCGAATGGGTTGGGTTACAAGAAAAAGAAATATCACTGATTTGGGCAAAAATGGGGGGAAGAGAAAAAGTTAATGGGTATGACTTTGCAAAAATAATTGAATCAAAGTTATGGGAGAAGAACACATGACAGACATCGTAAACCACCCACCGCACTACAAGGACGGCGGGATCGAGACCATCGACTTCATAGAGGCCAAAAAGTTTAACTACAACCTCGGCAACGTGATCAAGTACCTCACACGCGCCGGCAAAAAATCAGAGTGCCCGATTGAGGACCTCAAGAAGGCGCAGTGGTACCTCAGCCGTGAAATTTCAAACCTGGAGAAGAACAAGTGAACCTAGTAGAAAAGCAATACATCGTCACGAACGGCGGCGCCGGGGAGTTCTTACTCTGGATGCTGCTGGTTATCGTGGTTGGAATCTTAGTCGGCATGAGGGAGGACAAGAATGGCAGAGGCAGGTAAGGGATCGCGGCACCGTCCGGTGCTGGACCAGGCCACGTTCGACAAGAGCTGGGACCGCATATTCGGCGGCACCAGCTCCCCGTGTGTGGACGTGTGCGACATGGACTACGCGGCGAATATATGCCGTGGCTGTTATCGGACCATGGACGAGATCTCCGCGTGGGGATTCTCAAACGAGGACGAAAAGCAGCGCATCCTCAAGAACACAGAGGAGCGCAAACAGCATGCCAAAAGTAACCACGCTTAGCCTCGCGGACCTGCTCAAGGCGCAGACCCAGACCGACTCCGACATAGCATTCGCGAAGGTCATGGAGCTCATGGAGCAGCACGGGGTCTGCTACTGTCGATTCACAATAGAGGACGGGGTTCAGATCATCAGCCCCCGCTACAATCAACGCATATCAGGGGTTATATCGGATGCCTAAGAACTGGGGTTACTATCACGTGGACTGCGGTCACTTCCCGTCGCAGATCAAGCTGTGCTTTTCTAACGAAATGTTCCAAAGAGTCCTGGCCGATCACGGCATCGCGGAGAAGGCGACCGCGCTCGACGAGGGAATCGCCGAGACGCACTACCTGACCGACGGCAAGCACGCCGTGATCATCATGGCGTTCGACCTGAAGGAGTGCGTGGACGAGGACCCAGCGTTCCTAGCCGGAGTCATCGCGCACGAGGCGACGCACTGTGTGTGCAGGATATTTGAGCACATCGGCGAGGCACCGGACGAGATCGGCGAGGAGTCGCGCGCGTACCTGACCGAGCACATCGTCAAGCAGATCACGACGGGCATCCAAGTGGAGATTGATAAGAATGCTAGAAAAGAGAATCGAGCAGCATCTAGGCAAAAGGGTCAAGGAGCTGGGGGGTCTCAGCCTAAAGTGGATAAGCACGATAACGGGGGTCCCCGATCGGATTGTGTTTCTGAAAAAACAGATCCACCTGGTCGAGCTAAAAACAGAGACGGGAAAGCTGTCAGCAAGGCAGCACGTCGTGTTCAAAGAATTATCAGATCTCGGCTTTCCGGTAACCGTATTAAGATCTAAGGAAGACGTTGAGGAGTTTATAAATGAAACGACTAAACCCTGAAACTAATAAGCCGTTCAAGTATGGTGATAAGAGAGAAGACGGCAAAGTTTTTAATGGGTACCGACTCGTAAAAAAATCTGGTGCCGAGTATTTTTATGAGTACTGGGTTGATGTTGAAACCTTCTTAAAGAATAGATCAAGTGTGTACAAGCACATTGAAACAAAAGAGGGCCACATTTACTCTTTGTACAAATCTGCTGAAAGAAGGGCAAAACAAAAAAATTTAGAATTTAATTTGACGTTGGAATACTTAGTCAGCATTGCCCCAAATTTCTGCCCAGTTTTCAAAACAGAATTTATTTGGGGTTACGGACGGAGGGGATACTCTGGAGAAAGCCCAACACTGGACCGAGTTTTTAACAATCTAGGTTACATAAAAGAAAACGTTGTTTTTATATCCAAGAAGGCGAACACCGCAAAATCAGACTACCAGTGCGAGGACTTGTATAAGCTCGCGGACTGGTTGCACGACAAAGAAAAGGAAGTATTAAATGCTCTACAAATCACAAATGCACGCGTACCAAAAACAAATGGTCGCGCAGGCAAAAAGAACACCGCACATGGGGCTGTTCATGGAGCCAGGCCTGGGGAAGACTGTGACGGCTCTCACCATTATCAGGCAAACCCCGAACTCGGGTCGGACTTTGGTCATTGCACCTAAGCGAGTCGCTGAGTCAGTCTGGGCTCAGGAGTGCCAGAAGTGGGATCACCTCGAGGACACGCGAGTTATCAAGCTCATGGGGACCCCAAAGGAGCGCCTCAGCGGGCTCTACACGTTCGACGCGGACCTGTACATCATCAACGTCGACAACGTCCCCTGGCTGATTGAGAACTGGATGCCGGGCCTCTTCGAGAACCTGATCGTTGACGAGAGCTCCAGGTTCAAGGACCCCAGCACGAAGAGATTCAAGGCGCTTAAGAAGGTGCTCAAGGACTTCAAGAGAAGGCTGATACTGACAGGCACCCCAACGCCCCAGGGTGTGGGCGACCTGTGGGCCCAGGTTGGCATTCTGGACATGGGCGCGCGCTTAGGGAAGACACTGACCTCGTTCCGTGACGAGTACATGTACGCAGCGGAGAGGAACCGGCACACGAACGTGGTCTACAAGTGGGCTGTTAAACCCGGCATGGAACGTCAGATCATGGACAGAGTCTCAGACATATGCTTCAGCCTGCGCGCCGAGGACTACCTGACGCTGCCCGCCCTGACGAA